TGTAGATATTTGATCTACTTTTTGCAAATTTTACATTATTCTCATCTATTCTTTTAATAAAATAAAGTCCCTCTTCAAACAAAGAACTGACAATATTTCCTTGATTATCTTTTTCTGGAGTATAATAAACAGCGTCCCCAGTAAAAAAGTTATGATCAATATTGTTTGTAATTTTAAAAGTGTCTTTCCCACCAAAATATAATTCAGAAAAAAATATTTTATTGAGTTTCGGATTTAATTTTAAATTAGATGATGAAGGTAAAGATGAAGAAGCAACTAAAACTTTTTCATTGTCAAGATAAACGTTTTGAATATTTGAAGAATATTTGTTAAGGTATGGATAAAAATCCGAATTTACTTTTGATAAAACTCTCCTAATACTATAAACATCACTTAATTTAAAACTACTTGACCCTCTGATTACTAAAGTATTTTCATTAAAAATATTTGTAACATCAAAATTTTCGTTTAAAGTTTCTCCACTCAATAATGTAATTTTTACTTTATCGCCTATTCTTAAAATATTTTTACTATTAGTTTCAACCCTGTAAATATTATTTTCTATATCAATTAGATCAATATTTTTTACGTAATACGATTGAGTTGTATTAAAAATCCAATTATTTTGCTTTACATTTTCTCCCAGTTTACCAAGAGAAATAATCTTTATTCTAGAATCTACTTTTTGACCACAACTGTTGGGAATAACTAATTCATTTAGTACAGATCTAATCTTTACACGTATTCCATCTGTAGTTCCTGCACCAGATGCATACGCAAATGTATTTTGATCAATTGAGGTTTTGTCTAAAATAACCTTCTCAATACCGATTACATTTAAAAATTGATTATAAGTTTTATCTGAATATGTTGCTACACCTATAGTAGAGTCATTGTAATAAACAGATAAAGAACCAGAATTTGGAAATCCTAAAGTAGAATCTACATCTATGAATGTTTGTCCTACTCCAACGTCTCCAACTACTTTTGTTTTTGCATGTATGGAAAAATTATCATACAATAACTCAACATTTGAACCTTCTTTATTGATAAAAGATCCATCAAGACTTAATTTATAGTATCTGTTTGTTAAAATTCCAACAGAAACATTTTCTACATTTGAAACTGAAGAGTATGCCTTTGGAATATTCTCAAAAGCATCTTGATATAATGTTTTATTAATCAGATCAAAAGGGTCACCAGAAACAGATTCGACAATAATATCTTTTGTCTTTCTGTAGTTTGCATTAGATGGAGAAATAACATAATCTTTAGGTTTAACAATGGTTACATCTTCTCCATAAAGAGATTTAAATAAGATTTTAAAGGATACGTCTGTTCCTCTTGTAGTGTAAAAATCTTTTGAGTGTTTTATAAATTCAGATTCATTTAAATCTGGAAGCAGTTGCCTATCTTTAAATCCAGGTAAAATCTGATATTTAATTTTATTTAAAAACTTTTCTAAAAATAAAACACTTAAATTTTCTACCTTACTTCCAGAAGAATGAGAATCTGTAAGAGATGAAGAAAATACTAAATCTTCAGGATTATCTGGATTTCTAAAAGATGTAATCCCACTAAATCCTCTAGTGCAATTAACAAAAGATACTTTAGTTTTTGATTCATACGTGATAATTTCATTATCAATCTTTATGAGACCATAATTTTCGGGAAATCCATCCGTATTACTAACAGCAATCGTTGTATCGATGCTGTCTATGTCAGAAGAAAGAGTAGTTGATTGTATCGTTTCTGAACAATTGTTTAATTGTACATACCTGTCAATGTTCTGAAGTAAATCAAGAGGACCTCCCTGAAACTCCTGCCCAAGATAATAACTTTTTAAAAAATCTCCAATTAATGGAAAATCTTCCTGAACATAAAGTGGTAGTTGATTCGCAACAATTTTATTAAACTGAACTCTTTTTTCTGTCATTTTTCTTATCTTACAATATTGCCGCTGGTATAACTTGAGCTAACTTTGTAATTTGATCCAGATGGATCAAGACCGGAACTTATTTCATCAATAATAACTTCAACTTCACTAATATCTAATTGCAAATATAAATCCTGAAGTCCGATAACATCATTAGAAGAAGGTATTCCAGAAATTTCTAAAATTTGTTGATTGTTTTTAGTTTTTCCGGATGTTATATTAATTGGATTTAAAGTAATTCGTCCCTTAATATAATCAATTTTTCCAACGTTTTTTCTACGAACTACTGGTGTCGATGATTGTGAAGATGATAAAGAAAAAAGAGAAATGTTCCCTGTTTTTTTGTCGGAATTTGGCACATCAAATAAGTAAACATCTTCAGAAATATCAAGAACTCTAAATGCACTTGATTTGATATTATATCCTTCCATTGAGTTGATATGGAATTCATTTCCAAAGTCAATGGCATATTCTGCAAATGTGTTAACTGCTAATCCCAGGTCTCTTCTCATTTGAATTGTTGTTATATTTGAGGTCACAGATTCATGACTTTGATCAATAAGTTTCAGGAATTTACTGTATTTAAATCGAGCACCATATCTATTTAACTCAGTAGATTCTTTGTACTTATTAATTGTTGACTGTACAAGAGAAGCGACAAAAGAAGGACTTGGTGCTAAATTCGTATTATAATAAACCTTACTATTAGTCTCAAGATACAAATATTTTAAATCTAAAATTTCTGGTACAATACCTGCAACTGCATATTTTTTAAGATCTCTTTTAATATTTTCCTTGATTGCGTTGGGAACAAAATCTCCAGTTCTAGGCTTTATTGTTATGAATACTTTACCATACTGTGGTGGAATCAATTCTTCTCCGCCAAATACTGATACTGATTCTGCTTCTGGATAAATTTTGTTTGGTATTAATACTTCATAGTCAGATGCTGTTAATGCTCTATTTTGTGTCTGATATTTTAATGGAGCATATTTACGAATCGAATCAACACTCTCTATTTGCTCTCCTCCAGTTGATGGAATATCTAAAGTTAACAAAGAAATGCCAGTTGTAACTGTATAATCAACAGAGTTCCTATTGTAAAGCAATCTGCCACTAAATGTTAAATTGCTGACACCATTTGCAGAATCTCCTGAAGTTATAATGTATGAAACCTGAATAACGTTTCCATTCTCAAGTGCTTTTCCAAAAACACCATCACCAAAAACAATTTCATATTGCTCATCTTCTATTTCTTGAATGAAGTATACTGTGGAATTTTCATCAATTGTATATCCACTTCTTTCATTAAATAAATTATCTTGTTTACTATACTTGACACCAACAGATGACGACGAATTTTTCTTAACTGTAACTCTTAAGGTATCTAAGTCAATACCAGAATTGTCTAAAACGAATCGTTGACGAAGATTTGTGGAGGAATACGTAAACGATCTTTCGACTAATGTCCCTTCAAAAATTTCCAAAGAGTTAAAATTTGCTACATTGTCAATGATTGTAACCGTTCTATCTTCAGGAATGCAAAAGACAAAAGACTGATTATTAAATTGACTTACTGAAGATGCAATTGGTCCTTTCTTTAGGATTAAAGATGAGGGAGTTGGAGAAATATTTGTTGTATCTACAAAGAAATTAATTTTTGTTCTTGATGCCTTCTTTGATCTTGGAGTGTATCCAATGTTTTTTGCGAGAGAAACGACATTTTCTCTTAAAGTTGCACTATCAAGAAAGACTTCATTGGATATCATATTTGCATTGTATGATGCAATATACGTATTATATGCTAAAACATCAAGTATTGTTGACAGATTAGATCCATCAAAATCGTAATCTGTAAAATTTGGATTTGATCTTAGATAATCTCTAAGTGTTTGTTTTATTTGGTCAAAGTCTAGACCAGTGAAATTTTGAAGTGACATTTATTTTTATCTGGTGGGCAATAAAACAAACTCCAATTGTTGATCTGATACATCAATTCCAATAACTCTATAAATGATCTTTACATCAAAACTATTTTCATCATAGTTTGGAACAACAGAAACTTCTCTTAAAGAAACTCTTGGTTCATATGAAATGATGGAGTTTTCGATTTCATTTTGTAGTTCTATAGATGTAATTTCATCAATATTTTCAAAAAGAAGTTTCGAAACTCTTGATCCAAAACTTTGATTAAAAAATTTCTCTCCAGGGTTAGTGAACACAATATTGCGAATAGATCGAGCAATTGCTGCTTCATTTTTAAGTGCAATCAAGTCATCATTTAAAGGGTTAGCCTTAAATGACATGCTAATGTCTTTAAAACTTTTGCTAACCCTATCTAATGGCATCGAAAAAATACAAATTCTAACTTATTTATGAGAAATTTTGTCAAAATTCTGACAATGGAATTGGTTCAGTTCCATATTCCCAGTCATCATAATCCTCATCATTACGAATTTTTTCATGAATTTCTTTCTGAACAACAAAATTATGTTTTTTTGGTGTCAGATCGTCATTTGAGATCTCACGAAGCATTTTTTGCTTCTCAATTTTTGTTTCCCAACCATATTCTGACGATAAAAATTGTGTTCCCCACTCATTTTTCATGAAATTTTCGTCTTTATCGACTTGTTTGGTCATTTTTTAGCTCCTGATTTGTTAAATCAGAACTTTTTACGGGGTTGCTATCCCGAATATCTGTAATTTCATACATAAAATCGTCAGAAGTTTCAATTTTTCGACGATTTTCGACAGAATATTCGTTCAGATCAATTTCATACCCTGGATTTTTATTAATTCGATTGCGAATCCATGCATCATCGTACCATAAAATTTTATTATTAGGATATGCATAGAAGTTACCGTTATCCATCTTAAAAAAATGAGCACATTTGTGCTCTGGTGTCTCACTAAAATTGGTGTTTAGTGTAGATTTTGACTCCCATGACCAATCAAGAGTGAACATATACACTCCTTCATTCTTTTCTCCTCTATAATTGATGAGTTCGGCACGTAATCCTGCAAGTCTTGAACGTACCTGAACATCGATGTATGGAGAAAAACAATCCCACCACATACAATCCTCAAGATTTGGAACTGGCGCATCAGATTTCCAACAAAATGCATGAATTGGTCTTCTTGTCCAGTTCACACCATTCTCTAAAAATGCCTCAAACAGGGGTACACGCTTCTCTAAGGACGCTACAGAGTGTACATCGCATAAAGTAACCTCACCATGACCTTTTTTGTGATTATAAAGAAATTCATTACGAATATAACACGTAAATGTAGGTAGATTGTGATTTAAATATGCCATAATGTCCAATAAAAAAAGCAGAAGATTATCTTCTGCTTTATCTATATTATTTTCCTTGTCCTCTATATTTCTTTTTACGTTCATTACGAGACGTTGCACTCAGTAATGTGCGAGGAGAACGCCCTTGACGAGTCTTCTTTGGCGCTCCAGGATCAAAAATAACCTTACTGCTTCCACCTTTTGCCATAAATTACCTCCGATCAAATAATACGAGTTTTTTCATGTCCCACACGAATCCGAGGATCACACCAGATCTCAAATCCTGCTTCTTTTGCATCAAGACAGAATGAGACATCTTCACCACACATGTCCTGAACATTACCAGACTCAAAGACTTGCATCTTTGGAGCAAACCAAGGATATTCGAGATTCTCAAACACACCCTTTTTAATCAGAACCCATCCAAAACCAGTGTAATCTACTGTGAAAGGCTTCTTTCTTTTTGCCATTGTTTCGACAGTTTCGTGATTCATCACTCCACCATTCTTACGGAAATCATCCTCTTCCAACCAGTGTGCGACAGAAGTTGTGTGACCATCTTCGGTTGCATACCATCCAGCAGTGATTTCTTTCTCATCCCCCTCAGCGGGAAGAGCTAGATCACAGAGTTGCCAGAACTTGGTTGTATCAAATACAATGTCGTTATCAATCCAAAGTTGATAATCATACTCAAGTTTTCCATCCCAAGGAATTTGTTTTGGTCCACGAAGTACATTTGCTCCCAAACATTTACAGCGAGCAAAATTTACCATCGATGAGTAGTCTTGAGAGATCTGAATTGCCATTCCATTTTGTACAAGATCAAAGCAGAGCTGTACAAAATTCTTCAGAAAAATATAAGAGCAACCTCTGCCTGGCAAACAAAAGACAATTGATTTGCCTCGCATTCTCTGTTTGACTGCATCAATATCCCATGTTTGTTCCTGAGACTTCTGAGGTGCAACTGTTTTTACTGTAAATCCTTTAGCCATAAGATTTTATCTGTTTCAATATCAAGTTTATCTGTTTATCTGGAAATTGTCAATACGAAGAATTTTTAACGATTTCTTTATTGATGACTACTTCCTCATAAGACAAATCATCTGCTTGATAATCTGTCTTAAGCAATCCTACGAGATGATGAAAAGTATTCCACATGATTTTAAAATCTTCCTCTTTTACAGAGTGTATCAGACATTTATCTTTTGCATAAATGTGATAGACTTTTTCCATGAATTCTATATGGGGGTAAAATTTTTGTGAAAATTTTTTTTCACCTCAAGGTATATATGATTCTTTTACCCCCACGGAATTTTTTATGAGAGTGATATTTAGAGGTCGATTTGTCACCTCTGTAGGTTAGGGTAGTTTGGTTTTTTTATATACGACAACGCCGCGCCGCGCTATAACAAACCGCCCGCATATCACTGCCAAACGGTATCACGCATCATCATAACATAAAGGGTGCCACAGTGTCAAACCGTAGCACCCTCAGTGTACATCAGAACTCTACATCACCCTCCTCAGTATCACTCACAGCATCGGCAACAAGTGTATCCAGAATCGAAAGAATCTCATTGCCGTTGTTACCTTGTGCCAGAAGAGAGATGAGAACTTGCTTGGACATTTTGTGTGTTTTGTGTTAGAATGTGTTTGATGAGAGAGGTATATTTTATGACCCCCATCTCTCAGGGTCAGTGATGCTTACTGTTCGACTAGCACACCATACTCATTGCGATAAAAGTGCAGGATGTCATCATAAGAAACTGTGCGCTTCTGTTTGATAACGACTGGACGATTGATGGCATCAGAGCATTGCTTACAGATCTCATCAAAGGTATAACGAGACTGAGGAATGTAACGCATGATTGTTAATAACGAAGATGTGTGATAGACTGATAATGAGACCTAGAAATCGAACACGTCAGAGTTAATCTGAATCACGTTCACTTTCGGATCAGCGAACTTAACACCGTCCTTAGTTTCCTTCACACCATACACATTGTAGAGGCAATCTACCAGGGTTTCATAATCACCACACTCAGCAGCAAGGTGATACAAACTCTCATCATTGTTGATCCAGAGAGCAACATTCCAGGTCTCATAATTCTCCCAACCGTTATAGGAAATGTCGAGAGCATTACGTTGGAAAGTGGTAGTCATTCGGTGAGGTGTGCCTTACACTATAGGAACACTTTGGAGGATCCTAGTTACTATCACCGAAACTTACCACCGATCAGGTACACTTAAGTCCTCAACGTATGCATCACACTTCTCTGCAGGTTCCAACTTGAATAACTTCTCCCAGTCAATCTGATGCGGGTCGAAGTCACCGAACACTGATAGATCCAGAGTGATCCTATAACGCTGCCTCTGTGCCTGGTGATAAGCAACTGACATAAGTACGCTCCGAATGTGTTATGGAAGTAGTCTAAGATACTCTGGGATTTGTGTCAAGTCCTTGGGTGTATTTATCGGCGGGGTGAGGATTTTGTGACGGGACCTGTGGGGATTTGGTGACGCGGGGGTTGACGTATTATGAGCGGGTGTGTTATAATGCGCTCGCTAAGATAACAAGACTTGAGCACATTTATAAGGACATAAATGACGACTCTCAGGTACATTTATAAGGACATAAATGACGACTCTCAGGTACATTTATAAGGACATAAATCACAAGACTTCAGCACATTTAATTGACCATAATCACTACGCTATGAGACATTTATCAGCACATAAATGAAGACTCTCAGATACATTAAAAGACTCATAAAATATCAAAAAAATGACACTCTTCTCAATACATTTGCTTATTGATTATCATTAAAAGACCCTATTGATTCTCAATAAAGTGTTACTTATTGAGAAACAGTTAAAACACTACATTACATTTTTTAATACATTTTTAATCGTTTTTAATCACTTTTTAACGTTATTTTGTCTAAAAAGCATAAAAAAAAGCAGAGGATTACCAGTCCTCTGCCTATTACCCACTCACCACTATCTTGGGAATTATCTACACTCTATCGGAGTAACTTTTGATTGTTGAGAGAGGCAAACTCCTTCCTCTTTAACTGTTAATTTATGTCGTCACTAAGTATGATTTAGAACCGCAAGAAAGATAGAAACTCACCATGGATTCTGCATCCTTGAGAGTATTAAACCATTGCGATCTCCACTCCAAATTGTTATACGGAACTTGATAACGAACTTCATAACGAATCATGAGAATTAACCTTGATGAAGTGATACTGAATAAGAGAACTTGTAACCAGCAAGATGACCAAAGTTTTGTCTGAGTGCTTGATACTCTGACCTTGCAATAATCGTCTTAATGTGATTCGTATTGCAGTGTTGGAAGATATACTTTTTCATGAGATTTCAGTTGAGTTTGATACCATTACCAAAAGGAAGATCACCATCCTTAGTTGATACAAACCATTGGAAGTTCTTTTGATAAACAGACTCGCAATTCCCATGCTCTTTGAGAATAGCATTGAGACGCGATTTGGTGGTATATGTTTGATGCCCACCATCAAACAATTCCAACCAGGTATCACCAATCATTGCAATCAGATTACTATACAGATAGACAAAAGATACACCTTCAATGTTAATCACTTGAGTGTTGTCTTTTTGCCAATCAGTTTCGGTGCTGATTGCCTGATTCATTTGTGATTCGATCTTACGCATTGTGGTTTGGTGAAAGTGGTTACACTATAGGGACACTTTGGAGGATCCTAGTTACTATCAGTGAGCAAAGACACCCAGAAGGTTAAACTCAGCAGGGATTTGCTTCTCAGCGATACGCTTACCGTTGATCTTCCAGGTATAACGGATTTGACCTTTGACGGTCTTGGATACTACACAGGTCAGGCAGACTTCGCCATCACGATTACCTTGGAGATCATACGTTGCGAAGTAGTGATTGCAAACTCCAGGAAGGCGATAGTCAACAACTCCATTGCGTTGTTGATAGTTTTCGAGTGCAAGTGTCTCGGAGAGTTTCTTGCTTTGGAAGAGGTCGTTGATGTTCATACTATAGGGACACTTTG